GCTCCAGCTTGGCCGGGAATTTCTCGTTATCGCGCCAGTTGAGCTCGGCGACCTTGATGCGCGGGTCGTCGGTGTTGCGGAACCGCTTTTCGACGGCGGCCGCCTTGCGCTTCGGGTTCCACGTGACCCACAGCTCAGCGTTCCAGTCGTCACCTTCCTCACGCAGCGTCGGGATCAGTGTGGTGAACGCCTCGTCCGTCACCGGCTCGGCCTCGTCGACCCAACAGATGAGGATGCGGCCTTTCGACTTGATGCTGGAGATGTTGCGGTCCAGGCCGGCGAAGGCGAACCACACGTTGCCGTCGCGTGACCGGATGAATTTGTCACCGATCTCGTAGTAGGCGGCCAGGAACGGCTCTTCCTCGATCGCGCGCTTGCACTCCTCCAAGCTCGAATCGGCGAGGGAGTTCATGAATTGGCGCGCGCACAGCAGCTGGCCCGTGACGCCTGCCATGCCGTAGATGTAGCCGCGCAGGGCGATCATCTTCGCAAATGTGCGCGTCTTGCCAGAGCCGCGGCCACCGTAGGAGCCGCGTACGTCCGCCTCGCCTTGGAAGACTGGGATCAGCTTCGCCGGGATGGCGATCTGCGCGGTCGTCATTTGGCCAGCGGCACCAGCTCGACGCGAGTGACGGTCTTGATCGGGTTATCGCCTTGGCCGCCGTGGTTCACGTCGATCTTCTCGCCGTACTTGCGCGGAGCGATCTTGGCAGCGTATTTCTCGCGCGCGTAGATTCGCAGCTTGGCCTTTGCGATCCCGCTCTTCGTGCCGGGCGCGGTGTCCGCGATTTCGACGATCTCGTCGATGTAGCCGTCGGCACGCTGCGTGGTCGCCTTGGCGTACAGGGCCTGAAATTCCGTGCTCTCTTCGAGCCAGCGGTACACCGTCGCGCGGCTCGGCATGCCGGGCAACTTGCACACGGAGCGGAGGCTGTCTTTTCCGCTTTCGCCGGCCGCCAGCGCGGCGCACAGCTTCGCGGCCAATGCGGGCTTGTAGGTGGTTGCGGTCATGGCATTCGGTCAAAAAAATGGCCCGGCGCGCACGTGGCGGCCGGGCCAGAAACGCCCTGGTCGATCAGCAGGGCGGAGGAGACACGGGGAGAACGGTCAGTGTGCGGGGCGCATGCGCATGGTGCCGCGCATGGCCTTGACCTGGTGGAGGACGAGCAGCCAGCGCCGCAGCTCGGGGTCGGTCATCTGGAATGGCATAGGGTCCTCGGGTAGTTGGTGCCGCTGCTGTTCCCGGCTGGTCAGACGTCCGCGTCAAGCGGTGGTCGGGTTGGTGACGTGCTCATGGCGGTCGTAGAACTCGCCGAGCAGCCGCGCCTGCGTCGGCGTCAGCGCGTAGCCGAGCTGGCGTTTGGCCTCGATCCAGCACGGCGCGTAGACATCGTCGGTGACGCGCTGCGCGTCCGGCTCGACCTTGTCGCTCAGGACGGTGCGGCCGTCGCAAACCTGTTCGAAGAACTGCATGGCGACCTGGTCAGCGATGGGAGCGTCGGTTCCGCGCGACATTGCGTCGCTTTGCGTCGCGGCGCTGCTGCTGCGCCATCGAGATGCCGGCGCCCTTGCGGCCGTGCATGCCGGTGCTCGCGCGGATCCCGCCGAACAGGCTGCGCTTGCTGGCGCGCACCGGTCGCGGCGCGGCCGCGGTCAGCGCCGGCTGGGTGGCCACGACGGGCGCGACGCCAGCGGACAGGCCGAGGACAGCAGCAATGAGCAGCGTGGAGCGGCGGAAGGAACTGAGCATGGAACCTCCAGAGGGCGGAAAGCAAAAAGCCCCGCGTCATCGCTGATCGCAGGGCTTTTCGGGATTCGTTCACGCCGCGGGCTGCCATCAGGCAACCGGACACGTCGTGATCGACGGAAATAAATTGTTGCGTGGAATTTACTGCTGAGATTTCCGGCTGTCAAGAAATTTCGCGCTGGAATGCCCGCAGTGTGGCGGAACCGGAAAAACCACAAGAGGAACGCCGGACGGAAGATCACTAAAATATAGCTTTTCGTTTACGAAGGCTATAAATAGGCTATAATGAATCCCATGAACGCGATCAACTGGACCCCGAAAGCTGCCAAGCAACTGCGCAAACTGGACAAGCAGGCGCAAAGCCCGATCCGCGATGCGGTGACGAAGCTGGCCTCGATGCCGAACTGCCAGAACGTGAAAGCCCTGACGAACCACGAAAGCGGCTACCGGCTCCGAGTCGGCAACTACCGGGTGTTGTTTGATTGGGACGGGCAAATCAAGATCGTCGAAATCAACGAAGTGAGCAAACGAGATGAACGCACCTACTAACATCCAAGTGATCAACGGGCCGGACGGGAAACCGGCCTTTGTCGTGATTCCCTACGACGAATACCGGAAGAGCCTCAACGAGGAGCGGGGCACGATCCCGCACGAGGTTGTGAGCGCGACCGTTGACGGGGCCACGCCGGTGCGCGCCTGGCGCGAGTACCTGAAGCTGACGCAGGCCGAGGTGGCCGCGCGGCTGGGGATCTCCCAGCCGTCCTACGCGAAGCAGGAAAACAGCGCTTCGTTGAGGCGCTCGACCGTCGAGAAGATCGCGGCCGCGCTGGGCATTACGGTGGAGCAGCTGGACTTCTGACCGGCGAGCATCACGGCATGGTCTTGCCGATCTCGGCGGCGGCGCGCGTTGCAGCGCGGCGGGCGGCCTCGACCTCGTCGGCGCCTTCGCGGCCCTGTTCCTCGGCCAGCTTGTACGTAAAGTCGGGGTGCTTGTCCAGCAGCCGCAGCCGGACCATCATGGTGAACGTGTCGTCGCTGTGCCGGAGCGGGTTCCAGCCGAACATGGTCGACCCGTCAGCGAAGTGCAGGTTCACCCAGTTTTCACCCTCGATGACCTCGATCCGTTCGGCGCCGAGTGCGCGCGCGGCCAGCGTCAGCAGCTCCAGGTCTTCGGCGGACAGGCCGGCGCCGGGCGGGCGCAGCGGCATGCCGTCCGGACCGTCATCGTCGCTCGGCTGCCAGCCGGACGCCTGACGCTGACGCTCCGCCTGCTGGGCCAGTGCCGACGCAAAGTCGGTTTGGCACCCGTACGGATAAAACTGCCCGTTTCTCCATTCGCCGTTTGCGAAGGCGTTCTCGTTCGTGCTCATCCCTGCCGCTCCTCGTACTTTTCGACCACGGATTGTATCGCGCGCTGCGCGTCCCGGAACAGGTTGACGAAGACGGTGGCCGGCCGATGCGCGATGGCCAGCTTGCGGCAGACGACCTCGGGCTGGGCCTGCTTGATGTAGCACCACCAGAGCAGCATGCGGTATTTCGTCTCCAGCTCACGCATGCCGCGTTCGATCAGGGCGGCGTCGGCCTCGTCGACCTTCCGGCGTTCGGCCTGGGGCTTTTCGCCTTCGGCCTCGCGGCGCAGCTGGTCGCAGAACGCGGCCGTCGGGCTGAGACCTGGTCGCGGGTTGTCGTGGTAGACGCGCGCCCAGTTCTCCAGGCGCGAGCCGATGTCGCGTCGGTCGGTCAAGGCTGGGCCTCCTGCACCTGGTCGACCATGCCAGCGCGGATGAAGCGCCCGGCGAGCAGGCCGGCCAGCACGGAGGCGGCGAGCCAGAGGGCGAGGGCGATCATAGGGCCTCCCGGGTCACGCGTTCGAAATTCTTGGCCTCCATGCGCTCGCCGCCGCCGTAGCTGAAAACGTCGAATTCGATGTCGCGGCGCTTCAGTTCCGCACGCAGCTCCGACAGCTCGCCCACCAGCATACGGACATCGGCTACCAGCTCCTGGTCGGTCTTGTCGGCGAGGGCGATCATGCGAAGCTCCTCAGGTGGGGCGCCAACTGGCCGAATGCAGGCGCGAGCAACTCGGCCGCGATCCGTTCGCTGACGGCGGCTAGCAGCGCTTCCGCGACCGCCTCGGCCGTGGTCGGCAGGTTGAACGACCGGCGCACCTCCAGGCGCTGGCCGTTGACGCGCAGGAACACGCGGAAGTCGCGGCCGCCGCCCATGTGGTCGTCCTGTGCGTGCACGACGCAGTCGATGGGCGAGTTCTCCAGGCGGATGGCCTTCACGACCTGGTCGCGCGCGGCCTGCTCCATCTCGCGCAGCAGGCGCACGGATTCGTCGGTCGGCGCGCGGTGTTCGTGCACGGTGACCGACTCGTGCACGCGCTCGGAGACATGGCGGTGGGTGTGAATGTCGAGCATCAGGCCGCCTCCGCCACCGGCGCCGCCACGCCTTCCAGGTGCTGGGCCAGCGACAGTATCGCCAGCGCGTCGGCCTCGTTGTTGTCCTTCGGGCGGAAGCCGCGTGCGCGCGCGGTCTCGCACATGGCTGCCTTGTCCGCGTTGCCCTTGCCGGT